CACCTGACTAAGTTATTAAATTTTTATGGGTTTTTGTGTTTTATCATTCAAAACGGGGTCCTAAAGGCTCCCCACTGGCCGGGTGGAAAGAGGCCAGTAGCGAACGCCCCCGGGTGGTGCTCCAAGAAGATATTCAAAATCATCTCCAGCAGAAGCGTAAACACTGATGGCAGGGACAACGCGTTGTGATGCAGGGACAGAATTGTTTTCGGAAGTCTCAATTGTGACTGCTAGGTATCCTGTGCATGTGTTGAGGGGGTGATAGGATGTGTTTTCAGCAGGGTAGACGGCGTCCTTGTCGAAAAGGACTTGAGTCTCGGCTGTTGGAAGGTAGGGGGTGTGGGATACGTAAGGAACGACGACTGACAGTGTGCCTTGTTGGAAGGTCTGTTCTAGTTCAAATCCTGCGATATCTTCAATTTGTTCATAGTGGGCAAGTTGTGTGTCGGTATCATAGTAGCTCCATTGGGTCCAAACTGTGTCGGGGTGGGTGAGTGAGTTTTTGAGTGTGAAGGACATGGGACTTGAGTGGAGATGGGCTACTGGGAGGGGAAGAAACGATGCGGTAACATTGGTGACACGGTTACCGACGTTGCAATCCCCAACCACTATCCTGTATTCGAGGGAGCCGCGCCAGAACATAGCTAGGCGGCCGTAATATTGGAGGTAGTTGGTTATGAAACCTTCTTTTGCCTTGGTTTCGGAAGGGCGGGCACAAATGTCAGCAGAGTATTGAGGGGAAACAGGTATGTATATTACGCGCTTGAATGTTCCGTTCAATGCTGGGATGACTTTGTCATTAGAAAAGGCGAGGATCCGCTGAGGACGCTTCATTATCTTGTAGACGTCCATGTGTGACTCGCCCGTCGCTCCCACGAGATCTAGTGTCGTTGTTGGGGCGATGGGCTGCGAGGGCTCTCCGTTCTGATCGGGTGGTCCTTCCTGCACGTTTTCCTCTACTCCGACGGCTCCTACCGCACTGGTCGAGATCATCTGGGATGCCCGAACCAGCTGAACAGGAGTCTGAAGTCGTTGAGAGAATGTCCCCGTCGGAGGAGGGGGGCTGGTGATTTCGGTGAATTGTGACGTCGAGCTCGGATCGTCGTACACCGTCTCGACCGAGCGGATGTTGACCGGGTTCGGGTAATAGAACTCCATGTCGTCGCCGGCTGATGTCCACGTCACCATGTGGATCGTTGTCGGGGTGTTGTTGGCTGCTATGAGTTTGTTGACCAGATAGATCTTGACTACACCGTTCCACTGCTCCCACCGGAGAGTCTCCCCGGCGTAAGCATCCTTGGTGTTGTAGTTCTCCGCAGCCATCCCCACCACCTTCATGTCGTTGCGGCTCATGAAAGGAATCTCGAAATCGAATGTCGTGGGGCCCTTTATCTCGACGATCTTCTGATAGAGGCGCGAGGCTTGCTCCGTGTAGCCCCCGACCATGGCTGTGGTCGTGTCCGTAGCGTCCGGTATCCAAACCACTGCTATCGTCGCTTGCTGAAATGAGCTCGCCACAACATCGAAATGGTACTTGATCGACCCTCTCCAGTAAAGGAAAGACTGGGCGACATAGGCCATTGGGCTGTACTCGAATTGGGTCGGGTTGCTCAGCGGGTCTCCGGGGGTTAGGGCGGACCGTACGGACGCAATCGGCGTAACTGGGAAAACGGCGAGGAGAGTGTTCTCGGCGAGTGTCGCGGTTACCGGAACGATGTCGATGATCGCTGGAGTGGTTATGATGTTCTTGAGGGTCATCTTCTCCGGCTGAGTGCGGGGATTCGTAGAGATTGGAACGAGAGGGGACGTGGCCAAGGCGGTGGCGTTGGTGCTCCCCGCCCCGTGGATCCAGCTCGACCCGGTCTTTCGGGTCACCTTGATTGACTCGGACGGTTGAACTGGCTTGTCGAGGAACAGACCTGCGATGCCGGCTATCGAACTTGCGACGTTGCCGACGGTGTTGATTGCGCCGGAAATCGTCTGACCGAGCTGGGCTAGCGGATCTGCAGCGGCCGCTCCGGTATAAGCTTGGGTCGGCTGGGGGGTTGGCGGCCCCGCGACGCTCTTGCACACACACGGCTCCTTGAGACAAGCTGCGCACAGGCCGGCGGAGATCATGCTCCCCGTCATGCTCGGCGTCATCAACGTCGGGTAGGTGTAGCCGGAAGGCGAAACGTTGTTGAACTTGATCCAGATGTTCATGCTGATCGAGGTGCTGGCGCCGGTTGAGAAGTTGAGGGGGACCACAGGCGTCCACACTAGGGTCCCGAACACGTTGTGAAGTTTCGTCGAGGCAGGAGTTCCATCGAAGCGATCCGCTTTGCTGAATCTTTGAGCCCAGCAGGAGTAGGGCACCACCAGCGAGAGCGAATCCGAGGCCGCAGCCTGCAGCTTTAAGTGGGGAAAGGCCGACATCGTCATGGCGTGAGACCCTCGTCCCGCACTCTGCTCCACTGGGTGCATGGTGGCTGGGACGAAGCTGAGTAGGGACAGGCCCTGATGGAATCCGGTCCCATTGAGCTTGACGATCACCTCCAGGTCCATCCGGTAGTAGGCAAAGTAGTCGAGGTAGGCAAAAAGGGTCGAGTTCGCTATGTTCGGCACATCCTGGAAGAGTTTGTAGATGATCTGGGAACTCGTGAGCTCCCAATCGATGTGAGCTGCCAGGATTGGGCGCTGAGTCAGAGCGTGGAAGTCGACAGTCTCCTTCTGAGTGGAGTCCGTCCATTGGGTGAGGAAGCTGTCCTTCTGGACAATATCTCCCTCCAGCTGAAATTGCATATTGGCTGACATTTTCATTGGGTTGAGTGGCTTGGTTCTCTTCGTCCGCTGCGCCGATCCCGAGTGAGGTTGCGTAGTAGGTGGCGTACTTGGAGAAGGGATAGATCTTGCAGGGAAAGCCAAACTTCTGCGAGACTCTTGATATTTCTTGTGATTCTCTCTCGTAGACCTCTTTGCCATGAGGCCAGAGGTCGAGGAGCGTCGAGTCGACGATCTGCTGATAAAGCTCGTTGCGAACTTGCTTTGGGTACTGGCCCATGAGGAAGTAGAGCCGATCCTTGATTCGATTGACGTCCATGACTCCGACGAGGAGCCTTGTTGAAGATGTCCCGAGGTCGAGAGAGACGATGCGAGGGTAGCGGGCGAGAAAGCTAACTTCCTCTCTTCCAACGCACTTGTCCTCAGGCGCAATTTTGAGGCCATTCTTGATCTGGACCATCTGCATTCCGATTTTGGCGAAATGTTGACTGATGGAGATCATGTTGTAGCGATCGATGGCGTGGTCGCTGACACTCATCGCAAGGTCGTCTCCGTAAACAAAGGCTCTCACGTGGTTGTCGAAGGTAAACTCCATTTCCGTATCTTTGAAGGTGATGCGCCAGATGGCTCTGAGGCACAGCTCTTGCCAAAGGGAGTTGAGTATGCTGGTGATTTGGCAGCCAGATGGATTGCCGCCACTTCTTGGAAGCTTCTTGTCGTTCCAACATTCGGGTGCGTAGTTGAGGGCGTAGGTGAGGGTCTCAATAACGTTACGTTCTTCTTCCGTAGCTCCTTCGGCGCGCACACACTCGCAAAAGATCCGAGAGATGTGGGGCATGACTTGAGGGTGAAGGAACATGTCGAAACTGACGTAGTCAGAGATGACGTAGTTGGGATGGGCGAAGAAGTCCCGCCACAGGAGACTGTAGGCTGGCCCAGAATGACTGACTCCAACCTTACAGGCGAGGGTTTCAGGGTGCGAGCTGAGGAATTCGCACACCGCTGCCGTATATCTCTTGTGGATGAGGTTGATGTGGACCGGGAGTGTGTTGATGACTCTGGTCTTGATTTTGGTAACGACTTTCTCGATTGGCAATGTCTCGTCCTTAAGCTGGCCTTCGATACGAATGTCTGGGACGATCCTTTTCTTGAGCTTTTCTTCACACTCTTCTGACAAGGACATGAAGAGGGGCCCGTCAGCATCGCTCCTAACCTTGATTGGGGAGTTCGGCGTTTCCCGCATGAAGATGCCAGACTTGCCCGGCCAGTTCTTCCTGTTGTAAGGGAAGCCGGCGGACTTGTCAAGGCGGAGGGGCGAGCAGGAAAAGCTAGGATGGGCATTGAGGGCCCTTTCCAAAGTCCAAACCCCGGTGTACGAGGGGTAGTCAGGATGAGACTTGATGAGGTTGATGATGTCGGCAGCGCAGTCGGGCAAGACCTCTTCCCATTCCTCCGGGATCTGGGTGACGTGGGTCCCAGATTCGCGGCGCTCGAAGTAGGCTTCAATAGCAGCCCTGTTGAGTTTGGCCGGGAGAAAAGGAGGTGGGTGGCCGTCACAGTTGAGCGCATAGGGAAGGGGGGTCCACTTGCTCCGAAAGCTGTGATGGACAGGAGGACTAGCCTCCGCGAAGAAGCCTGTGCTGACGATGGATCCTTCTTCATGAACGACGCCGTCGTAACCCGTGGGAAGGATGGCGGAGGAATCATAGCTCTGGACCTTCGCGATGAGGTGGTTGACGACAGACGACTCAATGGGATCATACACGGTGTTGATGGTGTTCCCAGAGAAGCGCGCCTTGGCAGCCAGGATTCCGCAGCACTTGGTGGCTCCGTGCTTATCGATGGTGAAAAGGAGGGATCCACAATCGCCAACGTCAGTGAGGGACTTGGTGTAGATGGCTCTTGACAGAGATCCTTCCGTTCCTTGGAATGGTCGAGTTCCGTCGCTGACTTCGAGTAGCATTTCGGAAAGGTAGGCATAGGTCTCGGATATTGTTGAGAACGGCTGGTTCTTGTTGAACCTGGCTTCCGCAGCTTCAAAGCACACTGAGTTCCGGTATTCTGGAGAGACGTGCTTGCCAGGAAGGTCATCGATGTCATAGTCTCCAGGGAGGAAGTGGCCGGTGATGTCAGGCATGGCATTGCACTTGAGGTAGGCGAGGTCAAAGACGATGAACTCGGCACCGGGCTCAAGGAAGTGGGGGACCCGCGTGAAATCGACTGGCCCAAGGACTTTTCCGTCCACAGACTTGATCTCGATATTCTTGGCTGCAAGGTTCCCACGACCGAGGCTAGTGGCAAAGTTGTATGGTTCGGCATGGCTGAAGAAGTAGTGCTTGAGGGCAAGAAGATAATGGCCCTTGAGCCACAGCCCAAAGCCCATGTGGTTTCCGTTCTTCATGAGGCTGACAACGTTGCGGCAAACCTTGGTGACTGCTTGGCCATAGGGTATGGACCCGGCACTTTCCAGGTCTCCTCTCCAGTTCCCTCTTCCTGCTCCCCAGCGACCAGACGGGGCTGCTCGGTAATTGTCCCTGCGCCAGCTCGGCATTTCTTGATGGCCGGGACTTGGGGGGACGTAGCAGGATGAGATTTCAGGTTCGGATTCGGACTTGCGGGCATAGTAGACGATGGCGCAGACTCCGGCAATTGCGGCAGCAAGAGCTCCGAGGCTCCCAAAGGCCTTGGCGATCCATTCAAGGGTCTTGTCTTTGGGCTCCTCAACAGGCTCTGCGTTGACGGGAATGACTGGTTCAGCGAGCCTGGCTCGCCGCGCCTTGTAGTAGTCGTAACCTTTCTTGGCGGCATATCCGGCGATGAGGGCGGGAGCAACATACTTGGCGGCAGTCTCACAGCAATCCTTGACTCCGCAGCTTTCCATGGCGAGGTGGGCATCAGGGGAGACAGGGGTGTACTGGCAGAACCAGGTTTCAGGGTGACGCATCCACTCTCGGATTCGAACTCCGAACTCATCGACGAGCTCCTTGGTTGTCCAAGCTTCCTTGTCCGCAATTCTCCAGCCACGAAGCTCATGAACTCCACCTCTATAGGAGACCTTGGCAGGACCCCCGAAAGAGAAGACTTCATAATCAGCATCCTCCCGGCACCAGAACATGTCGTCAGCGACAATGGTTGCGAGGGCGGTGTTGAGCACATAGATGCTGGGTCGGACCTTGGACTTGGAGTTAAGGCCGGAGCGGATAGGGTCTTCAGGGACGAAGACAGCTGGAAAGTTCGGTTGGGTGGGGCGATATCTGGCATGCGAGTTGGTAAGGACGGTCTGGCGGCCTTCAAAGGGATCTGTGAAGTCAGGTGAGGAGAAGAGGCCATACCTTGATTGGTGGTGGAATAGCCAGTTCTCGACATACCTTTTGAGAAACTCGTTCCGATCTGAAGTGCTCCAAAGAGCCTCGCTGGTTGCGTAGTCTTTGTAGTTGTAGATGGTGTGTGTGTTGGGGTTTCTCGAGACGTTGTAGCATTCGAACTTTCGGATGTATTGATCACCCTTGTTATACTCGAAGATGGTGCGGTAGTTCGTCCCATTCCACCTCTCGGGGTCCGAGAGAGCGATCTCGTCACATCTAGCTTTGTTGATGGAAACAAAGACAGACATATGGCATCTCCGCGCAAAGGCGTCGGGGCCGGTGAGAAGCTCAGGGTTCCCGATAAAGTGCTTGTCGTTGGTTCCGATGTGGACGGCTCTCACATTCATCCTCTGGCCCTTGTCAGCCATGCCAGCGAACTCGTACATGGTTGTGCGATCGGTCATGATGCCATTCATGAGCTCAGCGAACTGAGGGTTGCTGGCAAGGCAGTTGAGATCATCGATGCAGTACGACCAGTGGCGAGGTGATAGGCCGGTGGGGTACTTGAGGCCAGGGCTGTGAGTGAACATGCGGTAGGCGTCGGGGATGTCAAAGGCTTCTCCGTAAGTAGCGGCTCGGCGTTTTAGCTCGTTGATGATGGAGATATTGCAATCGTCAAACATTGAGCTCTTTCCAACATCAGGTTCGCCAGAGAGGAGGAGGCAGAAGGGTTCGTACTTGCACTCAAAGCTCTCGGTTTCGATGGCAGCGCGATAAGCTTGGAGGAAGACGCTGTCGGTGCAGTTAATCCTTCCAAGTAAGATGTTGACGTTGCGGTCTTTGTTGGCGATATCTGGGTGAGCGGCATAGTAGTCGGCGATCTCATTGGACAGCTTGTAGCTCGAACAAATGAGCTCTCTGCCACCAGGGGTGTTGAGGATTCCTTGGGGATTGGCAGTGATGGCGGTGATTTGTGCGGGCAAAAACTGGCTGATGAAGCGGATGTAAGCCAGCTCACGCGCAGCCGCTGATCTGAAGACAGCTTTTCCGGTAGCCCATCCGAGGATTCGAGCGATGAAGTCTCCGATGGTGGCAAAGATGCGTGGGATGGCTTCAAGGCCCTTAGAGATGGAGAAGGTATCCCGGAGCATGGCAACAATGGAAGAAGCTGAGAGGCATCCCATAACCCACTTGAGGCAGACGCCGCCAACTCTCTTGAGGGACTCAAGGAAGGATGTGAGGTAGCGAAGGAATTGCATTCCCTTGGCTCGAAAGGGCTCTGAGATGCGGGACTTCAACCAGTTCTCAACCTTGCGGATGAGGGGTTGCACATCTGGGTCTTCAACCTCGATGGTGTCATCGGCGTGAAGGCATGGGGGACATAGGCCTCGCGTTTTAGCGTGGGCTTCTGCTTGGTCACCGTAACCGTGGCTGTGAGCGTAAACTCGTCCACAGTCGTCACAGATGTGGAAGTGAAGGAAGATGTCATCAGGGCCAGCTCCATTCGGCCAGACGTGCATGTAGTCCATGTTGGTGAGATCATTCCGGAGAATGAAGCGCTGGACGTTGAGCAAAGGGCTAAAGTAAGCGTCGGCTTCCCAAGGCATCATCTTGATTCCATGATTGGCTCCAAAGTCGGCTTTTATCCATCTCGAATTCTCGTAATGGTAGGCATCGTCATCTCCAGCACCTGCGCTGATGATTGTAGCAGCAGGGCGAGCTGTGGCGAGAAGCTTAATCTCGTTGCACATACCGAGAATCTTGGTGATGAAGGTGAGGGCGGCGTAACCGAGCAAGGAGGCTCCAAAGATCTGCATGAGCTTCTGGTGCTCGTCGGCGAAGTTGGCGGCTCGGGTGCTGAACCCCGTTAGGGATCGAATGAAGCCGGAAAGGTCGCGATCGGTTTCACTGCCAGCTAGGTCGATGAGAGCCGTACTGATGATAATACCACCAGTATAAGCGTCAGGATGGTCAACGAGGCTCTCCGTGACAGCTTCAGCTGGCACGACACACGCGTACGGCTTCCCTGTGATTCCATAGACGTAGTCAAGGACGAGGTCTGCCCAAGGGGCTGCTGCCATGTAATGAACGTAAGCTCGGATGGCTCGGTAGTGGAAGGCGGAGGGATCGATGGGGTGGTCGACGCAGGTCGTACACAGGAACCTCGTAGCGAAAAGCCCGGACATCTTGTTCTTGGTCTTGGCTCGGATCCGGATAGTCTTTGAGCATCGGATGCATGTGGACCTATGATACCGGTTTGGAGGGCCGGACATAAGGACTGGGTTGCCCATCCAAGGAGGAAGGCGAACCTGCCTGATGAGGGTTTCAGGGGTGAGGGCTGCTCCATCAGTGCTGATGAAGATGGACTTTTCGGTGGAGCCATTCCAGGGCATAAACCCGAGAACGACCTTGGTGATTTCGGCCACATTCTTAGAGCTGAGGACGCCTTTGAGGATCCGCTCATGAAGAGCATTGGAGTCGAGGACGAACTGGTCGTAGGAGCAGTTGCCGTAGTACCGCTTGACAGCGACACCGAAGGATTTGAAGTTGTCATTAAGGGGCATGCGAACGACTTCGAAGACTGAGGTGGCACGGTGAAGATCATAGGCGAGGCCCATGTACACTCCTGGGACGACCTGGATTGATGCAAACATTGCTTGATGGTGATAATGTTGCGTTTCAGGTCGGAGGAGGCGGTTGTAGGTGATGAGACGGGACTCGCGCTTGATACTCGGCTCCGGAAGGCAGTTCCTGTAGAGGCACGCAGCGAACTGTTGACAGAACTGGTTGCCGGGGCACTGCCGGTGGCTGATGTGGCACTTCGTTCCAGCTTTAGCGAGGTCGTAGCAGGGGACCTTGGCAAGGGCCGATCGCATGTCGTCGGTGACGAGGCGGTCGGGGACATAGGTGGAGTACGATCGGATGGGCCCAAGTGGATATTGTATGGTGAGGTAAGGCTTGATGGTTTTCCGAAAGGTGGCGGCGGATGCGGACGTATCAGAGTATGGTTGGAGGGCAGCAATGGGAAGGTTTTGAGTGAGGACTCCATCGACTGGCTCGACGAAGAAGTCTCGGAAGTATTCGGGGAATGTCTTGTTTGGTATTAGACCGTGCTGACTTCCCTCAGCACGGGAGAATTTGATGTATTGGTTGTGGAAGGGTAGCTCTTTGAACGCATTGACGGCGAAGTCGCGGCGGGCATGAATGAGCTTTTGAGCAACACCCTTAGGGATTGGTTCGTCCGTTGGGATGGGCTCGATGATTGCTGGGTCCTTGGTGATGTGTTTAAACTCATAGGGTCCGGTGGCAGCGTAATCAACTTCGAGGGCGAGGGAAGAGAATCGGTTGGTGATTCGACGCCAGGGCTCGTTGTGATCGGCGCTTTCGGTAGGCTCAGGCCAAAACTCAGGTCCGCTAGGTTTGTAAGTCCGTTCGATCTTGACGTATTGCTTGCGGGGCTTGACGATTGGAAGGGCCATGAGGGCTTCGGCACAACCAGGGGTTTGCTTGAGGGCGAGGTGAAGTGAAGAGTAGGTTGCGTCGGAGGCATCAGCCAGGTAGGCGAGGCGGGTGGTGAGCTTCTTGTAGGATAGCTCAGGGATGGATTCGTTGAGGAGGTACATTCGTTCGTTATCGGCAGGGTTGAGCTGGG